TTAAAAGTTTGCGAACTTCTCGAATATTTCAACTGCTTGCTGTTGCTTTTCATCTTCCAAATGGCTGTAAATATCCATAGTCATTTTTATACTTGAATGACCTAGTCTTGTTTGAATTTCTTTATAAGATACTCCAGCATTGAGCAATAGTGAAGCATGAGAATGCCTAAAACCATGGAAACCAATATGAGGTAAACTGCAGGCTTCGAAATATCTATTCAAAAATGGGCGCATTGTTTGATAATCTAATACAGCTCCTGTCTTTGTTGGAAAGACTAATGGTTGACGAGGACTACCAATTTTAAAGAAATGGCGTGTCTGAAAGTTTTTCCACTGCTTAAGCTCAGCAATTGCTTTATTATCTATTATAATTTTGCGTGTGCTTGTCTTAGTCTTTGGGGTATCTTGTATAACTCCTCTTAAAGAGGTTTTACTAACTGATACTGTTTTATTATCCAAGTCAATATCAGACCAAGATAAAGATACTGCTTCTCCAACACGCAAGCCAGAAGATACTAGGAGGCGACACAGAGCTTTCATAAGCTGATTGGTATAATTCTTAGGTAATGTATCAAGATAGCCAAAGAACGTCCCTAACTGCTCTTTATTAAAGAATTTTACTTTCTTTTCTGTGCTTTCTAGATTAACTTTAGGAATCAATATATTTTTACATGGGTTATCTTCCACAATTCCCAAAGATACAGCATGACAAAATATTTTATTTACATACCTAAAATATACTTTGAAATTTTTACCTTTCCCAATTTCTCTATGGTTTGCTCCATTAAGTGGCTTAGTAGCATTCTTAGCCCACTTATTTACAATCGTCTGAAGCATTACAGGAGTGATCTTACTTATTTTATATGTCCCTAGAGCTGGTAATATATAAGTTCTAAGTATCGCCCCTGTAATTTGTATTGTCCTAGGCTTCACTCCTAGCTTATACTGCTCAAACCAATGTTCAGTAACTTCCTCAAAGGTGTTAAGATTTTCTTTTCGCTTAATACTGCCATTCTTTTTAAATTCACTTCTATGGCGTTCTAGTTCATTCTTAACGCCTTTTTTCGTCCTTGCCCTAATATCTGTACGGACTTGTTTTCCCGTCAGGTTATCTATTCCTATGTAAGCCCCTTTTAATATATAGCCTTTCCCGTTTTTCATTTTGTATTCTTGTATATTCATGTTCTTCTCCTTGTATGCTATGCCCAGCGATCAAGTAAAAATATGAGATATAATTTGAATAAAAACAGCTTTAAACGTGGTTTAGTATTGCACGTAAGGAACAGACACGCGCATTTTGAGCGTTACAGGGCGCGTGAGGTAGTGTATTTGATTAGATTATGACCAAATAATTCGCTATGGGGTTGAGCCATAACGAAATTAAAGGCAGTAACGAGTCGTTACCCCCTCATATCTAAAGTCGTAAAATGCGACCTTAGCTACACACTTTCAAGGGTAAGGCATACTCGACATCTTGTCGGCATATTGGTTTCCGAAAAAAGTGAAACCAATAACTGGCACGGTTTAGCACTATAAAAGTTCTAAACTCAAAGGGTACGACCAGTTAACATCACACCCCTGTGCAACCATTTCGCCTTTTTCTTACAAATATGTTAACTTCTTATACCAACTAATAGGCAAGGTTTAGATAAGGTATTTAGGGAGGTTTTGGGGAGATATTTCGGATTTATAAAAACACTCAAAAATTTCACGCGTATTTTCACGCGTATTTCGAATGAAGAAATAGGGATATTATCAAGGTAATAAAGTTCAATTATAGTTTTGCTTAAAAATTTCACGCGTATTTTCACGCGTATTTTTATCTTTTAGCTTTATTTCTTAACATGTCCTCTAAATCTTTTAAAAACTTTTGGTCACTGAAAGTAGATGCTTCAGTATTTGTTTTTAAAATATAGTGTGTGCTTTTCCGATTACCACGCTGAGAAATTATTTCTTGATTCAATAATGATTTTATCGCCTTTGTGTAAGCATATTCTGTTAATTTTAACTCTCCGAGTGCATTACTTTTTGATATCTTCCCTGTCGCAACAATAAACTCGAGAATCCTTTGTTCTTTTTCATCAAACTTATCTAAAGTCGATAAAAAATTAGTTTTCCAAATTCGAATTGTTGTATCGATATCTGTTGAAGTGATATCGGGTATTTTTAAACTATATTGATTAACAATATCAAAGATACGTGGGCCACCAGACCCAGCTTTTTCAGCAATACCAACTTTTCTAAATAATACCGAAATTGTACTATTACGTTGTTTAGAAGTCCCTCCTATAATAAATTCTTCTCTTGAAATTCGCATATCTCCTGGATTGTAAAATTCAATATAATCAGGAGTTTCTATTATTTTTAGTGGAACGTCGGCCCCATAATAAGCATGCATTAGCATATTTACTAAGGTTTCTCTAATAGCAACTGTTAAGTCACTACGATATGGTTTTCTTCGTGCATTCTCATCTAAAACAAATGCTTCTGCAATATTATCAGTCATTTTCTTTAAGGCTAGATTATAAAAAGAGTAAACATTCATATCAGGATAACTTATATCTCCTGACGAAATACGATCCTGCCAATCAGGATTTAGATTAGTATCCTTTTTGAAATAATCAAGTTGAAAAGCGGGATAGTAATCTCGTATTGATTGATATTTCCCAAAAAATAGTAATCCGTCAATTGTAAGTCCGTATTCCTTACAAGGACGTTTCTTTTTAAATGCACCAATTTCTTTTAAAAACTCTTCATCAGAAATTTCACTATACCGTTGTTGTTTAGTAATATTTAAAACCTCAGATTTATAAGCTCTAACATCAGAAATATTAAGATCATCAATATCATAGCCATCAATAACATCACTATCCATATCAGTTTTATTGTTAGAATACATATAGACAATTTGTTCTGGAGTAGCAATTTTATCTGCTGTTCCTAGTCTTTTATAAGCTGTCATTTGTTTTCGATTTTTCGTCTTAACTAAAATTGGTTTTTGACCATAGCTTGCCTCTGGGACTTCAATTACAATTACTGTTTTCCCGTCAATAGTATCTACAATAACATTACTATCCGAAAGAATATTACTACTTACTTTTTCCTCAGAAGTAATGGTGTTCCAAAAATCATCAATAATTTTTGTCGGATTATCAACACCAACAATTTTAAAGTCATTTGCTGGTTTCTCCTCTACCCCTAAAACAATCGTCCCGCCCATTGTATTTGCAAATGCACTATAAGTAGGCCACACATCATCTGGTAAGCTATTCTTAGCTTTTTTTAATTCAAGTTTTACTGATTCTTGTAGTGCGAAGTTATATTTCATCATCTCAAATTATCTCCTTTCACGCACCCAGTCGCTTTTTATTTATGGTCGAGCGTATTGATTGCCTCTTTTCGCTGGTTCAGCAATATTAGATGCCTCTGCTTCTGTCATATATCGGTAGTTTCCTGGGTTAGTTACTGAAGAATAATATTTGTTGCTGTCAGAAACAAATACCATTCCAGGGGCTGCCGTAGTCCATTCACCATTAGTTGTATAAGAATTGTCATCAGCTACATCTTGAGAAGAAGACTCTGTAACAACTGGAGCTAGTTCTGGTGTTTCTGGTGAACTTTCTGGAGGGCTTGCTGACTGTACTGGTTCTGTTGTAGATGAAATCGGAGTACCTGAGACATAGTCAATTTCTATCCCTTCCGCGCTATTAATAACCACTATTTCAACGTTAAGCGTACTATCTGAAGATTTAATATCTACAATTGATCCACGGGGAACAGTTTCATCAGCGTTATACACTGGCGTTGTCTGATAATTTACAGTTGAACTTGTGTTTGGATTCGCCTTCCAATAGTCTTCTACAAGTTCTTCAGCGTACCTCATTCCCCCATTTTGATTAGCTCCAACATTTTGGCTACGGGTCCCAGTAGTAAAGTTATACTGAGATGTGTAAGAACCCTCTCCCAAGAGACTATCAGCTATGGAATGACTTCTATTGTACAAATAACCGTGGTAAGTTCTGCCTGTTAGTGAGAATGTAATAGCAATCTTTGGATTACTAGATGGCCAAGCCGGAGGATCTAAAGGTTGCCCCTGTCTCGAACCTTTAGAGACTTCATACTGAGAATATGTTAAAATTGCGCGTGCTACTCCAGAACGCCCTTTATCATCAGCATTAAAGATATGCTCTCCTGCGTTCAAACTTTCAAATCCTGAAATTTTGGCTGAACCATTTTCCCAATAGTAATTACTTGTAGGACCTGCAGACTTAACATTTGTATATTCATTTAATTTTTTTAGAACATCATTTGTACTAGCTGTGGAAGAACTACTTGCAGAGCTACTAACTACTTTTTTTACTGTTTTAGAACTAGAGGGTTTTGAACTACTCTCTTTGATTTTAGAGCTTGACAGTTTGGGACTTGAAGACTTCTGACTACTAACAGAACTAGATATGGCTGTTTCAGTTTTATTATCTGGGCTTGAGTCGGTTACTGCTCCAATATATCCTGCAAAACCCGACAATGAAAGAAAAGCCAGTGGCACAATTCCTACTAACCAAATTTTACGACCAGTCTGTTTATAATTGACAACTAGTCGATAGATTCCATATAAACAAAAGAAAGGAAATAGCAAAACTACTAGAACCCAAAACCACCACTTTTTACTCTTATTATTTTTCATAAAATCTCCTACCAGTTTATAGTGACCGGAAACACATAAAATTTTATTTTGTTAATAAATGTTAAGGTTTGAAACCATATAGGGATATGCACCCCACACCTTCTGTAATACGGAAAATTAAATCACTTGTACCTTTTGAAGCGCCTTTGAATAGTATCTTGTAATAACCCTCTAAAAAATTCTTTTCGCTTTTCGTTAAGCCAGCCACTGCCGTGGTATAAGTTTGCTTTTCTAATTTCCTGTACTAAATGCTTATCGGATAGTCGCTTTTCGTTAATATCAATAATTTTACGGGTTTCTCTCATAGTTTAGTTTTACCCCGCTAACTCAAACCAACAAAGCTCAAAGAGCAGTGCTTTTGCCTCATCATAAGCGTTATGAGGATAGCCGTAATAGTCTAAAAAATTATAGATGTTGATTGTGTCGCGCGTGATAACATCAAATTGACTGATATATTCAACGGCACACTCTCGAAAGCTCTTATCGCTCATATCACAGCACAGAGATGTAACAAGCCTTACAGTCATGCTATAAGGACAACCTGTTACAGCGCAGAATTGAGCTATATTATTAAAGCCTCCGCCATTTTTTATAAACCAGTCCCACAAAAGGAGTATAGCCTCTTTATTGGCTCTCCTTTCTGCACGGCTCAACGTGTCGCACTCTCCTTGACGTCTTTCATCTTTGTAATAGGCGTGCATATACTCGTGCGCATGGTCAAAAGGCGTAGCAAGTTCAGTATAAGCACCAAAGCCAAGCTCTAAAGAAATAAAGGCTTTTTGATTATCTAAGTCCCCCAACCGATAAACAACACCTAATTTTTCTATTTCACATATTAGTAGACTATTTATTTCCTGTTTGTCCATAGTCCACCGCCTTACTTCTTATCGTCTAAGTCTTTAGCTTTTTGTGTAATTTCGTCCCATTTATCCGAAAACAACAACTTGATAGCCATTTTATCTTTTTCAGTCAATGGTCGACCGCCAGAAGATAGTAAACGAGACCATACAGCGTCATCATCAGAGTTTGCGACTTCTGCCAAGTCTATTGGTTCGTTTACTGGCTTAGCTTCCTCACGGCCCAGCAGATAGTCCACAGATACGTTAAAGTAGTCGGCTAGTTTTTCTAGATTAGCTCCATTAGGTGTTTTTTTACGTAGTTGATAGAGGTATGTTTCTCCTAACCCTAAATCAAATGCAACTTGTCGTAGGCTAACTCTTTTTTTGTCAGCCAGTTCTTTTATCCTGTCATATACTGTCATTATGCACCTCAAATACAAATTAGTCTAAAAAGATTACTTTTTATTTGACAAGTTAGTTCAGAAAGAATACAATAGTCTTGTAAGATAAAAAGTAAGCAAAAAGCCCTTATAAACAAATTCGATAAGCCTGCCAGCCGTTGATATTTAGTTTATTAAGTGATTTTTTCTATACAATCATTGTATTCTTTTTAATATGATTTGTCAATGAAAAAGTATGCTTTATACTTACAAAATGCCTTACGCACAATAAGAAAGGAACGCTAAACAATGATTGACACAACGCAAAACATGGACACCTACCGCTTGAAAATTAAGCAGTATCTGTCAGATAAGGGCTGGACTCAACAAGCCTTAGTGCGATTAACTGGATACCCTAAACAAGATGTATCCGCAATTCTCTTAGGGAAACAGAAAGGCACACCATACGCGAACATTTTTATTACTGCAGTATGTGAAGCCTACAAAATAAACTGACCTTTACTGACTAAAGCGCGTGCCCAGCGATCAAGTAAGAATATGAACAAATTAAATCAAGCTATTTCACAGAGTAAAAACTCTAAGCCGTACTATCATAAAATCATTATTGACTTGCTTGTACAGCTTACGACAGAGGGAAAATATCGCAGTCTGAGAGCTTTTAAGAAGTCAGGCGATAAATTAACCATAGAACAAAAAGAAACGCTTAGAGCTTACACAGATAGCATTATCTGCATGTTGCAAGCTGGACTAGCGTTTCATGAAATTAAAGAATTTTTGACAAAAGAAAAAGCCGTCTGAAACTTTGGAAGAGCGAAGACGACTTTAAACCAAATTAGAGAAAAACTCGTGAACTCACGCGCTCTCTTTTCTCTAATTATAACAAATTGGAGGCTAAAAAGAAATGGTAAAAACACCATATACTGTTTTAATGTATCGACGTATTCTAAAAAGATTGCTGGAGATACAAGATTTTTACAGTTTTGATATTTACAACTATCAATCAGAAACAGCACCATCATTATACAGCTATCTCCTTGTCCTGCACAGGGATAACGGAACAGCCTTACGAAAAGTACTTTCTAAAATATTTACAAGCCAAGACAGCAGAACTATTTTTATCGTAGCTGATCAGTACGCAAGCAAAGAATTATCACGTATAAAAAACAAAGGCAAGATAACAGAGGAGTTAGCATAATGACAGAATTTATAACCGTAGACGAAGCGAAAGTATTATTTGGAAAATGTTTGGCTAAAGCACGCCACCATATCGAAATAGACGACAATACAGACAAGCTATTTGACGGCAGAACTATTGTTACCTTTACATTCTTAGGGGATTGTTACCAAGTTGAGTATATTGGGGGTGTAAAAGCATGAAAAATAAAGATACTGCTAAACAAGAAATGATTGAGTTTTATCTTTTAGATATTATCAGAAAAAATCTAACTATACGTAGTTTATCCATGATGCTTAGCGATATGGTTTCAACCCTTGAAAGTGATAAGGAATTAAGAACCTATACAGGGCATTTCCAAGAAATGCAAACCTTACTTGAATGTATTTTAGATGAAAGTAACAGCAATGATGAAGACTTAGATAAAACTCGTACTCATTTTGAGCAACTCACAGCCAGCAGGAAGAAGGTAACAAATGAGATTTAAGAAAATCGAAGTCGTCCAAGCAGAGAACTATTCGGACTGGTGGGCTAGGGTACATCACCCTCTATTTAAAAATGTATTGTTTGTCAATCATGCACAGCGCCCACGTTTTAAATATCGACTAGCTAAAGGAGTAAATTCATGAGATTTAAGAAAATAAAAAAATGGTGTATTTCACACCATACCGAAATTAAGCCACTTGCAGTATTCGATAAAAATGAAAGATTAGCTTTTATTAACCGGCCTTATCCTATCAAACTTAAATACAAGTTAGCTAAAGGAGGGCGACAATGAGCCTATTATCTGAACAGGCTGAGCAGGAACTTACTCAATCAGTTCTAAGTCGATTAGATAAGATGATTGAGCTTAAGCTGCAGCAAGCCGATAAAATTAAATATAAAAAGAAAGCTGATTTGAAGAAAAAACTAAAAGTCAATGAGGCTTATTATAAAAAATTAGTTAAAGCTGGACTTCGAGAAGTTATTTTAGAAGACGGCGATAAGACTATATGGGTATCTGAAGAACAATTTAACCAACTCATGGACGAGTTGGCAGAGTGATTACAATTTGGCGATAAGTAGCCACTCTAAGAAAAATAAATAATAAGTATAGAAAAACACGGAAAATAAAACCGAAAGGAAAAGCACAATGAAATTAACAGACTTTCCAAAGACAGACCAGAATATTATCACGGCTATGAAGTCACATATTGGCATTGATAGAGCCATTAAGCTAAACACCTTAGCCCAACAACTCAAACTCACAGAACGAGGCTTACAGAGTCGAATTGAGGTGCTACAAGGCATGGGCTGTGCCATTGGCTCAATTGATAATGGCTATTTTATCCCAACAACTGAGGAAGAAAGACGGCTAGGGATCATCAAGAAAATGCGCACAGGGAGCAGTATTTCACGCGCTGTGGACGGCTATAACCTTGCGGAGTTGAATTGGCTTGAACAGTTGGAGGGTATCGAATGACACCAAAAGAACAGGCACTACATTGTGCAAGTCTAGGCTACCCCGTTATTGCAGGTTATCCCGCAGGTAAGAGCGAACGTGCTATTGTCAAAGGAACTGCAGAGGGAACTTTAAACACTGAAATAATTGAAAGCTGGTTTGATGAAATCCCTAATCGAAATATTCATATCAGTTTAAAAAACAGTCATTTGGTTTGTATTGACCTTGATAAACATGGTGCACAGCAAGACGGTGTACAAGCCTTTAATGCGCTATGGTCGGAACATGAAGACGAACCTGTACAAACTTATGTTGAGCAGACTCCAACAGGCGGAGGATTTCACATCTTCTTTAAAGTTCCCGCAGACTTATTCAATCAGAAAATAGTACGCGAGCTTGCAGACGGTGTGGAGATTAAAACACATTTTACAGCAATTTATCCAAGCAAACGTGAAAAAGGCGATTACATCCCTTTAACAAATGAGGACGGCGAACTATTGACCTTATCAGACGTCACAGATTGCCCAGAATGGCTTTTAAAACTTTTGCCCGATAAAGGACAAAGCAAGACTTCTTACAGCTCCTATTCGCGCACTTATGGGGCTGAGATGTGGGAGTTATTCAACCAAGGCGCAAGTAAAGGCAATCGAAACAATGATACAAACAAAATATTGCACTACTGGCGGAAGATTGGCATTGAGCCCGCTGTATGCATGGACTTACTCCAATCCTTTAACAATCGAACCAGTCCACCGTTAGAAGATAATGAACTGGCAACCATTTGGAAAAGTGTTTATAAGATGAAATAAGGAGCAAAATGACAAAAGAAGATTTACAGGCTCTTGTCGAGGAAACACCGCAAGAACCGACACGAAAAAAGAAACCAACAATTGAGGATTTCACAGAATACGACGAAGAAACAGGCATCAAGTCAGTCGCTATTGTAGAGTTTCAAGAAGCCGTTAAAAACTGGCTAGAACAAGAAAAAGAGTTTATCAATGATAAAAATTATATCCGGGAGAAAACGCAGACCCTTAAAGGGATAAAACAGCTTTTCTTTGAGAATAGAAATCTATTTCTTAACACCCCAAAGGCAGACGGTGGCGAACCAGCTAAGTCTCTAACCCCTCTTGATACAGCACGTATCATGTATAAAGTGCTCCATGTTATTAAGTTGGATCATCAAAAAGGACTGTTAGGCATTTATAACCCCGAGCTGGGTATCTATGAAACTGATGAGAATTTCTTTCACAGGCTCATTTATTGGCTGGAACCGTCTTATACGCAGGCGAGGTCAAAAGAAGTATTATTCAAACTAGAAACTTTATCTGATATTAAGCCACAGACTGCAGAACCTCATCTTATCCCCGTCGCAAATGGTATTTTCAATAAGAAAACACAAAGCCTCGAGCCATTTAGTCCAAAGTATATTTTTACTTCGACCATAGCGACACGGTACAACGCCCAGGCACAAGCTCCAAATATTAAAGGCTGGAATATAGACAACTGGCTTTTAGATTTAATGAGTGGAGATAGGGAGTTGGTTCAACTTTTGTGGCAGATTATATCTGCAAGTACCAACGGGAACTACTCTTATCGTAAAGGTGTGTGGTTAGTTGGGAAAGGGAACGACGGCAAAGGAACGTTTCAGAGCCTCATCATGAACCTTATCGGGCGTGAGAACGTTGCCACGGTTAAAGTAGAACAATTTGCGGAACGTTTTGCATTATCCCAAGTGGTTGGGAAAACGTGCATTATCGGAGATGATAGCCAAGTCAATTATTTAGACAATGCAGGGAACTATTTTTCTGTGGTAACGGGCGACCCTGTCCCTGTTGAAGCCAAAGGAAAACAGCCCACGCTTGCCGTCTTTAAAAAATTAACCATACAATCAACGAACTTTTTACCCAAGTTCAGAAATAAATCTAATGGAACATATCGGCGTTTACTTATCGTTCCATTTAACAAGTCATTTGATACAGAAAGTGATGATTGGAAGATAAAGGACGATTACATTAAGCGTAAAGATGTTTTAGAGTATGTCCTCAAAGTGGCTTTATCTTTAAATTTTGAACGCTTTGACGAACCAAAGGCAACGAAAGGATTGTTAGAAGATTTCAAACTGTCTAATGATAACGTGCTGGCTTTTGTAGATGATAACTTTAATGAGTTTGTCAGTGATTTTTTACCCTCAATGTTTCTAAGTGCTTTATACCGTGCATGGTGTGAAGTTGAGGGCTTGAAGCCATTCACAAAACGAGAGTTTGAGGTAAGGTTACCCGATTACATTAAAGAGCATTGGGAAAAGACAAGCAAGCGACCAAGTACAGCAGGTTTCAATCGTGCTATTGATCTAAGACGAGCCAATGAATTTGAACTTTTTAGAAAATTGTTTCCGTGGGACGAAGAAAAGCATAAAAAACCTACAAAAGGATATTTAAGAAAGAAAAAATAAAGTTGTTACCGTAAATGTTACCGTTTTGTGACCATGAAGGTAACACAATAATGCGCGTGGTTGTCAAGTTTATAAGACTGTTACCGTTGTTACCGAAAAAAGTGCTGTACTCTGTGAGAAATTCTCACAGATATTATAGAGATAGTATTAGTGAATTTATAAGAATATAGTATATTTTACGGTAACAACGGTAACAAAGTAGTATAAAAGTAGAGAATATAAGGGTTTAGAGTGTTACCGTTCTAAAAAAGTACGGTTCTAGAACGGTAACAACGGTAACAAAAAATAAGGTTTCAAGGGGTAGGGGTGGGTAATTGAAAGGGAGTTATATGAAATTTACAAAAATCAATTTGAATGATAAAGAACTTCTAAGCTCCTGTTTCTATGTAAGAAATGATATTTCTGATATGGGTAATTTCCGAAAGTTTATTAAAGAAAATAATATCTATAGCGGCTCTTTGGGATATTGTTATCACAATGAAATCAAAAGCACGCTAACCACAGGACGAGGAAAATTTATTCATGGGTCAGTCATTGAAAATACTCCGCCTTGTTATGATCATGGGGGATATTATAAAACGGAAGCTGGACAGATATTTCTAGCCTATCAACCCTACGGCGACCCCAGTAAGATTGAAACCTACCGTGCAGAAATAGAACAGTGGGCAACTGACCGAGGTGTTCAAGCTAAGGTTTTTGGCTTTGATTACGGCTGGTATAACAGCAGTTGTTATCTTGTCGTCATGGGCTTAGATTTAAGCAATCTAAAAGTTGAAAAAGCATTGAATGCACGTTGAACTAATAGAAAGGCACACCATGAAAAACCAAAACAGAACACCGCCTATAATCGTCCATAACGCATCAAAGGAAAAACAGGCACTTCTTTATGAGTTCGAGCAGACACAGCGCATACGCCTACCAGTGAGCCTTAGGCACGCGCTTATGACATTGAACTATAAAGACTTAGGTAATACTTTGGCTTTTGTGAGCAAGCGTATAGGTACGCCATAACAAGTGATTTATAGCCACGCTAACACAGAAGCAAGGAAAGGAGGAGGAATGACGCCTAAGCAACGAAAATTTTGTGACGAGTATATTAAAACAGGAAATGCCACCCAATCGGCTGTAAGTGCTGGATATAGTCAAAAGACAGCTTACAGTATTGGAACGGAGAACCTGAAAAAACCTGAACTAAAAAAATATATTGAGAATCAGTTAAAAGAAATATCTGACAATGCCATAGCAACTGCAGAGGAAACCTTAACTATCCTGACTAAGATTGCACGAGGGGAACGGACAGAACAAGTTATCACAGCAGAGGGCGATATTATAGAAAAGCACCCCGACACTAACCAAGTTATCAAAGCAAGTTCTGAAATCTTAAAACGTTATCCACTTGTACAGGACATCAATATAAACGGGAACATCAACACGAATAACCCCTTTGCTGATTTAACAACTGAGGAATTGAGAGCCTTAGCAAGCAGAGGAGAATAACAGAATCTCAGATAAAAATTACTACAAAATACTACAATTTCAAAACAGAAAAGGAAACCAAAAATGACAGATATTATCAAATTTAACGAAGAACACACACCAAAAACAGAAATTGGAAAAATGAAGTTTCAACTTGCTGAAGCACTCAACACGATCACAGACTTACAAAATGGTTACATATTTCCAAAACTGACAGCAACAGAGCGACACGAGAAGTTTAATAAAGCCATGATTACAGTTTGCGACATCTTAGGTATTGATTTAGATATGCACGAACTATTAAAAACGGGTTCAGAGGGCTTTAGATATTCAGACACAGAGGACGATACCAAGGCGCTAGGACAGTTAGTAAACACCAGCCGAAGCCACGGCATTAAAACAAAGCTATTCACTCTCTTTACACTTGCCAGTGGTCTATCTCATTCAGACATGGACTTTATCTCCGTTGATGATAAGGGAACAGAAACACCGACCACACAGCAAGAACTTGCCAAGGCTTTACGCACCAACCTTGTCGAACTTACAGAGTCATTAGGGCTATCCGTAGACCAAGTGACAGAAAGCCACACAGAACAAGCGCAGGACACAGTAAAATCAATTATCCAAAATATCAAAGATATTTCTGCACGTCCGAGTGAATACGCTGGGGAAGATATGGACGTCTTAGGAGACCTCGTTTATTCTTATGTTTCTGATTTATGCAATGTTCTAGGATTTGAAGATATGAGCGATAGTGAAGCGCCTACTAACGAGTATGGGGAGAAACAGCAATCTATAAAAGATATTCTCCTAGCCTTACATGAGGATCTTACAAACGAAGATTTGAACCCTGTAAGCCTTAGAGATTTTGGACGTATTCATGTTTATGACTTAGCCGATTTATTAGGTATCGAAGAACTCTCAAGCGTTCGTGATATTCATATCGTAGAGGGGGAACAGTGGTTAAAAGCTACTGCAGAAAAGTTAGCAGACCAAGAAGTCTATGACAGTCTACCCGCAGAGGACAAGCTCAACGTGGATATGTTGAATAAGCTCCATGAAGTCCAAGACCATGTTTTACGTAGCGGACAGGACGCTGTAAGCATGAACCAAGTCCAAACAGCTATTTCTATTCTTGAAGGCAGTCTGGGTGTCATGGGGAAAGTTGAGGAATGACCATAGATAAGATAATTAAGGTCTGTGACTTTATCGCAGGCATACCAAGCCGAGGGCTGGAGCAACTTGCGGAGGAGTTCAAGATACTGCCACAGGAACAGATAAATAAACGTGATCCCTACAATGCAGATAACACTTTCTTAGGTTTTAGAGCAAGACCTTTGCAAAGTAAGCATAAGACTGGCGTTAGGTATGACGGGGAGGACAAAGGCGGAGAAATCTCACTCTTTGATAAATAAAAAATTGCCTGGTCAATTGACTAGGCTTTTGGTGGTTAAGTAGGTAAGGTTTTGGGTAGGTATTTCAAATTGATAAGGTACGATATTTCCCTTTCTGCCGTCCCTAAAAAAGGTACGAAATCCGACAAATCCGACACCCTAAAAGGGGAAATGTTCAGAAATGCTAAGGTTGGAAATAATAAAGAAAAGGTACGGATTGTAGGAAAATGTAGGAATTTCCGTACGAGTTAAAGGGGTACGAAAACCTAACAAAACTTGACATTTATTTTTACCATAGCACTAAAGAATACTAAAGGTTTGAGATGTTTTGAGACTTATTAAAGCTAGTTATAGCAAGGGATACAAGTATTAGTGGTTTTTCAACCTTTAGGACAAAGAAAGGAATATAAAAACATGAGCAAAGCAAAGATAACAGGAGAAGAATTTACTCGATTTGAACGCCTATTTTTCAAGGTATGGCACGTCTATGAGTTTGGAAATGACAAGTATTATAGTTTCTCAGATACTGAAATAAAGCATCTAAATAACACCCTTGAACAGTTCAAGCAAGAACACCCACGAGAGCATGACATCATCATTAGGCACTACCTCAAGCGCGTGTATTATACAACCATTGCACGAGAGCAGAACGTATCAGAGGGCTATATCAGAAAGCTGTGTAAGAATGGTGCTTATTACTTTTTGCAACTGTATGATAAAAAATAGGTACGAAATTGCACAAAACTACACAAATACGGCACTTTTTAAGAATTTCAAAAGTGATTTAAAGCCTTATGTCTATTAAGTTTATGAGTGTTTAAGTATAAATTGTAGTGTGCAGTTTTGTGTAATTGATCAAAACACTAAGGTTTTACTAAGGCAAATGGTACGTATTGTTGGCAAATGTGAGCATAAAAAAAGCAATGCTAGTAGCAAAATCACAAAAACAGCGTTTATCCTTGCTGTCATTGGTTTAACAGTAATATCTATAACTAAAAATAACACCAAGGTTACCCCAAGGAAAAGGTACAAGGTTAGTATAAGGTTTTTTAGAGTAATAACGGTAAGGTTACGGTAAGGAAAAAGCTAAGCATGTTGAAAAAATGTTGAGGTGAGATGTTGACTATTGTTGACATGAAAAAAGCCACGTTGGCAAGACGTGGTGAATCAGAAATAAAAAATTTTATATTATTTTTTTTGCCACAACTATTATAACACAGGAGGAGTATTACATCATGAGCAATTACAAGTTTTTAATACGTTTCTATTTACTGGGGTTCATACAAGAGTCTACTAGTAGAGCAGAGAAGTTTGTTGAACGGTTTGGCGGAGATGATACTAATGTTAAAAAGAACAGGCAGACCATTGACAAGCTGGACGAGATATTCAAGCCATTGAGTGATCAGGTACTAGAGCTTATGCGTTTAAGGTTTGTGGACGAGTTAGAGATTAAAGACGTTGCAGAACGTACTGGACTAACTTACAATAAGGTTTATCGCTTATGTGCTGATCCTATACGAGAAGTTAAGAAACTGGCTAAAGAGTATTACAAGAAATAA